TTGGGTCCGGGGTTGGGATGACGAGGAAAAATAGTTTGTCGTCGCCATCGGGCGGGTGCAAAAGCAACGACGTATTCGTCGGTTTGGATGTCGCCCGCACCTCGTAGTCGCCAACGTCCCCAGGGGTGTAGGTGCCGATGGCACCGGACCAGAACTTGTCGAGCATTTTTGCAACAACCAGCTCGCCAACGCAGCCGACGATGTCGGCTTGCCAGCGCCCGTCCATGCTCTCGGTCGCGCCGTACCGTCCCTGCGCATTACGCTTGAGCGACGTGACCACGCGCATGCACCCGGCGTAGCTGGCTTGGAGCAGCTCGGGGCTTGTAACCCTGACCGCCGTCACCCCCTGTTCTCCCTAAGTTCCTCATCGCAATACCACTCGTCGAAGCGTTCCAGCATCTGATTGATTGCGTCCTTGGCGATTTTGCGACGCTCGGCCGTCTCAAGTTCGATCAAATCCTGCTCTTGCTGTTTTTCTAGCTCAACAGAATCTGCACTACGAACCAGAGAATCGCCCATTCGAGGGGAGTCATGTTCGCCTCCTGGAAAGTGGACCGCACCGCGCCCGTCCATGTACGGCGTTCTCATGGCAGCAGCACCCAGGCCCCGACCATAGTCGCGAAGATGGTCAAGGCTGCCAGCACCTCGCCGAGGCTCGGCCGCGTTCGAGGCGGCTGCGACGGCTCCAAATCGTGCCGTAGCGTGCCCCCGGCGACCGAGACCATCAGAAGCCTCTGGAGCCTAGTTCCTCTCGCTGGCGTGAATTTCATTGTCCTAGCCTCTCTATTCCGGTGAAGGTGTAGTTCATCATCAAATCTTCGTGTAGATCGTCTTCGCTCAACGCAACTAAGTCTGTGTCGCCTATCGCAACATATTCAAATTCAGTGCGCTGACGTGTCTCGTTTTTGATCTTCGTTGTGACAGTGGCAACCTCACGACGTGCCACAATCTGAATCTTTTCCCATCCAAGGTGCGTGTCTTGTGGCCGCCTGACTTCGTATTTTGCTCCGACGATCATTTTCTAGCCTCTGTGATTAGGGAGGGGGCTCGCGTGGCCGGTCAGTAGTAAACAGGCCGGAACAGGTAACCATCGCCATCGGCGGTCAGGTAACCCTTTACGCGGCACCCTGCGATAGAACACGACGCGGGAATTGAAAAGCAGGTGTCAGCCTCGCCATCGACTGAAACAGAACGCCTCATATCCCCGGCAAGGTGAAGGCGGCAATTCTGGACTTTGGAAAGCGTAGGGCCGCCCATCCACTTAGAAAACCAAGCGATAGCGCCGTCATCTTGTTTCGTTGAGAAGTCGCTGCGGTACTTCATGGCTCTAGCCTCTGTGATTGTGGGTTGTTGGTGTGGTCGGTGCCGGCTCCAGCTCCAGCGTGAGGAGCGATCCGCGCCCCTCGCAGACCCGGCACGGTTGCTGGCCGCTGCGGCCGCTCCCGCCGCAGCCGATGCACGGTCTCGGGGTTACTACCCCGCGTTCGCTCATGCCGCACCTGGGCCGGTGTGGCGCATGGCCCAGTAGATCGCACGGCCCTTCCGCAAGCTGTCCTGCGCGTTCAGCGCGTAGATCATGCGGCGACCGTCGCTGGCATCGCCGATGAAGTACGGCTTGGGGTTGCCGAGCTTCGCGACACTCGACAGCGCCCGACGGGCTGCGCCGTGGGCCCACCGCCCGTCGCTGTAGTAGCTGAAATGTTTGCGGGCGGTTTTGTACCCGCCCGAGCGAATCGAGCGAATTGTGCGGGCGGATTGTTTGCCGGCCCTGATCGCCCAGCCGACGGACCCGAAATCGGGTGATGGTTTTCTGTTGTGCATTATTTAGCCTCTCTCTGTTGTCGTCAGAACTGCCACCCATACGGGGCGCGTGTAAACGCCCCGCATGAGAAGCGATTCCCTATGCCGCACCTCGGTCAGTCCAAGTGTGATAATAGTCGCCAGCAAACACCAGCGCCGTGTCCGTGAGGACGACTTGGCGCAGCCCATGAAACTTATCCAGCCACGCCTGGGCGGCAGCGGCATGGTTCGCATCGATATCGAGCGCGTAGTTGCAGCCAACGGTCACGCGCTGCCGGTCCCTGGTATCGTCAGCCGTCGCGGTGAATCGGGAGCCGCGATGGTCGGTCGGGCCGTGGTATCGGGTACGGATCGATGCCAGTGGGTAGTGGTCCATTTTAGCCTCCAAAGTATTCGTTGAGGTCGGGAAAAGATTCGCCGGCGTGTTCGCGAATATGCTCGCCGGCCTCGCGTATGAAAGAGACGGCCGTCAACCCGCACTCTGGGCAGTCAATGGTCCCGTCGGTCTCGCGGTGGCAAGGTGACCATCCCATGCAACTAGCCACGCCGGGATGATCCCAATCCGTTTGAATCAACACTGAATCGGATTCGCTTTGCGGGTTGCCACCGTCGCGCACGATTACAAACGCGCACGGCGTGAAGTCCGAAAAATGTATGAACGCCATCACATAGCCTCGTCGTAGTCTGGGGACCATTCGTCGGCGTCTTCGTGCGCCTGTTGCGAGTAGGCGAACGGCCCGGCGGGCTCGCCGCATGGCATACAGCCAGGAAAACAGGCCCACCAGTACCAGCCGGGTTGTACGCCGACACAATAGTCAAGGAAGATCGGGCGCTCCCCATCGTGCCAGAACACCTCAAACGAGCCATAAGGCTCTTGAGTGTCCTCGGCGTGAAATTGGTGATAGCCAGCGTGGGAGTCGTAGGCTCTCGCCTCTTCGGTTCGTACTGTTCCGATTTTCATGGTCTAGCCTCTCTCTGTTAGCCTCAGCGCCCTTTCTAGAGCATCCCTTAAGCAACGGTCATCAACAGCAGCATCTCGGCGCCATGCACCGCGCGCTGGCCGCACGCGTCGCATTCTATTCGCGTCGCGTCGGGTTCGACGCCTTCCTGTTCCTCGCCGCACGCGGTACAGAATCCCGGATTATCAGCCCCGAACATGCTGCGCTCGGCGGCGTCAACGATGCGGTCTTGCGTGATTGTTGTGTGGATTGTCATGCCGGCCCCCCCTCCCGAGCGACTCGCTCGCCCATTTCTTGAATGATCGCGCGATAAAGTAGCGAATCCTTGTTCGTTCGCGCGGCCAGCATTCCGCTCAATTCTGCGTCGGAATAATTGGGCAGAATATGCTCGACGATGTACTCGATAGGCGCTGATAGCATAGACATTTTGAAATCCTTCCTATGCCGCGATCGCGTTAGCTTTACGATGAGCCGCGCCGTGGGCCGGAAATCCAACGATAACGTCGCGCTGGCGCTGGCATAACTGGCAAGTCTTGCAGCTGACTCCGCCGTGTAAGTAATCATGCTGCGCCGCGTGTGATGTTGCAGGACATTGCACAACCTTGCGGCCTTTGGGCGTCGTGGTGCTGGCGCCGTCGCTAGGTAGCACCGTAACCACTGGCGCGATATCCAGGTCCGCCAGCTGGTCGGCGTGGTCTAGATTGTTGCCGCTTAGGTTAATCGTGAAGCCGTCGCGGTTCGCCTTTGCTATCGCGGCGGCGTTACGCTTGGTGGCCGGATTTTTGTGGGTATAGGTGAAGCCACGCTTGCCACGGTTCGCCTTCACGATAGCGCCGAGCGCTTTGGTATCGATTGTCTCGCCGACGCCGGGAAGATCACCCGCTTGGTTCATACGCCACAATTGCCCCGGCGCGAAGTCCGCGATCTTAGCGCAGAACGTCGCCAGATCCGTTCCGACGTCGTCCACTTGTTTCCATACAATAGCCAGTGGCCCACCTTTGGCGTAGCAACCGCCGCGCATAAACGGACAGGATGGCGGACAAGAGTCCGCACTCGATGTGCTGACCGGGATTGGCCCGGTCTTCTTGTTTCGCGATTTAAGCGTGAGCCGGTACTTCATTTTTATAGCCTCCGTTAGCCTCAGCGCCCCTTTTATCATCCGCCCACTGCGCCGTCAAGCGTTATCGAGCGCTTGATCGCGCCGACGCGTCTCTATAGTATATGCATGACTGCCGCCGCGAACGAAGGGACTCCCGCATGGACCATAGCGACCTGCTTGCCGAGCTTGATGCATTTCTCGAGCGTCACGGCCTAAGCGATAGCACCTTCGGATTACGCGCGACCGGGGACGGTCACCTCGTGTCACGCATCCGCGCCGGCCGGCCGGTGCGCCGATCGACGGTGCTGCGGGTCAGGCGCTGGATGGCACGCGAGGATATCGCGCCGTGACGACACGATTCAGCATCCTTCGGGATATACTCGCGCTCCAGGACATCAGCGCTCAACAGAAGCTGGTGCTTATCGCCCTGAATCAGTATGGCGACGATGACGGCCGGAATATCTATCCAGCCATCGAGACAATCGCCCGGCTGGCCAGTCTGTCCACTCGCCAAACCAAACGCCACGTCCGGGTGCTGCGCGAGCGTTCCTACCTGACGCCCCACGGCAATAAGACGCGCAACAATACCGTGAGGTATGCCCTCAACGTCCCAACCAAAGGGACGCCAGTGTCACGGCCAACGGGCCATCGGCGTCCTACAACAACCCCCCTATATAATCCCTCTATTATCCCTGAACTAGCACGGGATTCTATTTCTGATTTTAATCAGGACAGACAGGCGGTCCCAGATAGACGGGCGGTCCACCCGATATCAGAGAAAGTTAGGCGATTGATTGATGCTGAAGATCGAGAGCAAGCGGAGCGTAAGGCGCGACTCGCGTCGAGGCCGCAATGATAGCGGTAACGTGGTACCGCGATGGGAATTGGCCGAGGCGCATAAACCTAGGCGGGGCGCGGGATAGGGGCGGGGTGATAGTGCTGGGCGAAACCCCCGTCCATCCACGGGGGCATCAAAAGCCTCTGGATGCTTGTGTTATGTGCTGACGTGGGCTAGGGTGTGGTTATTGAGGCTAATCACAGAGAGGCTATAGATATGACGTACATATGCGAGCATTTTCAAAACATCCGCCACAACCGGGAGGACGTTGACGATATCGACGACGCTGCCGTTATTTTCGCGGGTCGCATGGCGCGGCGCGACTACGGCCGGTCCGGCCTCGTGGCACACTGCAACAGAGAAGGGTGGTCCGAGGATTTCACCTCGGTGCATTATTCCGCGTTTGTGGGTTTCACAGGTGAGCCGGGCCAAATCTCGTTCTGCGGCCACAATGTGAATTTCACTGTAGTTCAGGCATAGGCCGGCCCATCTTATAACTGCCCTTACGCTAGACCGTCTTCTGGCTGCTCGGAAGGGCCAGGATGCCGACGACGACGGCGCGGCGTGAGGGCCTAGCCTAGCCTAGGCCGGCCCAGGACCAGGACCGGGCGCGGACCGGGCGCGTAGCGCGGCGCCGGCCGGCTCGGCTCGGTATGGGGCCCCGACGGCAGTTTCCGGCTCGGCTTCGCCGAGCGGACTCGACGCCGGGGGTCGGTGTCGTTGACGTTTACAGGCCTATTACACCCACACACACCCACCCCCTCCTCACCTCATTCCATCTGATTGCCCCTAGACAGCTTTATGATGCTTGGGCTATTAAGTTTTACTTATGGATGAGCCGTTTACTGATGGTCTCCCTAATTTGGGGGAAATTGTAAAAAAGCCTCGCGGTGCGCCTCGCCCGTATCACAAGCCATCGGAGGTAACCCGCAAGACGGTGATGGCTGCGGTTGGCATGGGCTTGGATCAGAACTCTATCTGCGCCTTGTTGGATATAGCGCCCAAGACGCTGCGGAAGTTCTACCGCCGTGAGCTAGATACGGGTGCGGCCAGGGCTAATATGAGTGTGGCGAAGAGCCTCTATGGCAGGGCCAGCGGCGGCAAGGACACCATCGCAAGTATATTTTGGTTGAAGGCACGGGCTGGTTGGCAAGATACGACCAAGACGGTGCATGAGGGATTGCCGGAGAGTATTACGGTGACGTTTGCGCTGGAGCCTCCCAAGGAAGAGGCGAAGATGATTGATATTACTCCAACGGAGAGTGGTAAGGGGGACTGATGGAGATACAGATTCCCTATACGCCACGGCCCCAGCAGCTTGATCTGCACCGGAATGACAGGCGGTTCAAGATTTGTGTGAGCCACCGGCGGTGGGGGAAGAGTGTTTATGCGGTAACGGAGTTGCTGGCCAAGGCGCTGGAGTTGAAGACCGAGCGCCGTGACGGCAGGTTCATGTATCTTGCGCCGTATTATCGTCAGGCCAAGCAAGTGGCGTGGGATTATTTGTGTTATTACGCCAAGGACTTGCCGGGCACCAAGATCAATCAGTCGGAACTCAGGGTTGATTTGATTAACGGCAGCCGTATCCGGCTGGCGGGTGCGGGGGATGATCCCGATGCGTTGAGGGGGATTTTCCTGGACGGGGTGATTTTGGACGAATATGCCGATATGTCGCCCCGTGTGTGGTCGGAGATCATCCGGCCGAGTTTGGTTGATCGTAAGGGCTGGGCGATATTCATCGGGACGCCGAAGGGAAGAAACCATTTCTGGCGTCTTTATGAGGATGTCGGCGATGACGGTGAGTGGCACCGGGCAATATATCGGGCGTCCGAGACGGAAGTAATCGAGCCCGACGAGCTTGCGGCTGCCAAGCGCGAGATGGGCGAGGACGAATATCTACAGGAATTTGAATGCTCGTGGACGGCTGCGATCAAGGGCAGCTACTACGGAGGGATCATAGATGACGCTGATAAGGAAGGCCGGATTTGCCGTGTGGAGTACGATGAGGAGCTGCCTGTCCATGTTGCGTGGGATTTGGGGATCAGCGATTCATGCGCTCTGTGGTTTTTTCAGGTCACTATGGGCGAAGTGCGCGTCATTGATTACTACGAACACAACAACGTAGGGCTCGAACACTACGTCAGGATCATGCAGGAGAAGGGCTATCGGTACGGTGATGACTGGTTGCCCCACGATGCCAAGGTTCGTGAGCTTGGCACCGGCAGAACCCGCGCCGAGACGCTGATAAATATGGGCCGAAAGCCCAAGATCGTGCCCAGCCAGAAGATCGCGGATGGCATCAACGCAGCTCGGCTGTTGCTTCACCACTGTTACTTCGATGAGCTAAATTGTGAGCAAGGACTCAATGCACTCCGTTCCTATCAGAGGGAATGGGATGACGTGAAGCGCGTGTTCCGCAAGACGCCGCTCCATAATTGGGCGTCACATGCCGCTGATTCCTTTAGATATTTGGCGATTGCCTACCGTAATCTGAAGCCCAAGGAGCCGGAGTCTGACTGGCAAGAAGAAATGTTGAAGAAGCCCAGTCTTGACGACTTGTGGGGAATACACGATCTTGAGGAGCGAAATCACATGGAGCCGCGTATCTGATGGCGATTGATTACGGCTTTGCTTCGGAAGACGCTGCCCAGATGGGCGGTGTGCTTATGGCGAAGATAACGGTGAAGACCACTGAATCGCCCGGCGACTATAGTGGTGTTCCGGTTACCACCGAGACCGTCGAGGAAATTCCGCTGATTCCTCCAATGCAGGGGCCAGCGCCCATGATGATGCCGATGCCCCCGCCGGATATCGGGGCCATGCCAAATCCTGGTATGCCTCCCGGTATGGCTCCTGGCGCACAAATGATGCCGCCACAGCCTGGAGCGCCGATGCCTGGGATGCCTGGGATGCCGCCCACACCGGGGGCTGGGTCAATGGGCGCGCAAGCTGCCCAGCAAGTCATGCAGCAATTTGGAACGGCGTGAATTATTGGGAAACCAAATCTCTGGAGGAGATGTCCGTCAGTGAATGGGAGTCCCTATGTGATGGATGCGGCAAATGCTGTGCGGTCAAAATCAGAAGCGCGGAAACGGAAGAGGTCTTCTATACCGATCTTGCTTGTCATTTGCTTGATACCACTGAAATACGCTGTACCGATTATGGGCATCGCTCACAGCGCGTTCCGAATTGCGTCATATTGTCGCCGCAGTCCGTTCGTGAGTGCGATTGGCTCCCTGATCCTTGCGCGTATGCGAAATTGGCACGGGGCGAGCCGCTGGAATGGTGGCACCCCCTGGTCTCCGGTAGCGCCGACACCGTGCA